ACTGTACTCTGCCTTGAGGGCTCTTGACTTAGCAGTAACAGTGACTTTCTCGATTGAGAATGCCATCTGGTTGAAAGCATCAGCACCATCTCCCAGGCCTTCTGCCTGTTGGGTCTGCATACCTTGACCAACACTATAAAGTCCACCGTTAATAGTAGACGCAGTACCAACTGGGTTCAATACTGCAGGGTTGCTACCAATTTGGCTAGTTGTACCTAAACCAACTTGACTACCATCTGCGGTATGACCGAACTGAGAAGCCTTGTCTTGTCCAGAGAATCCAGTGTTTGCTTCGTTGTAGAATGCTTCTTCACTGTTTCCACCAGCCATCTTATTGTACTTGGATCTCATCGCAAAGATAAGTCCAGTAGGTCCACTCATTGGTTGAACACCAGCAAGGTCATAAGCGACCAAGTTTGGCATTGAACGACGAATGAGGCTGATCAGCACAGGGTCGAAACCTGCAACTGGACCTGAAGCAGTAGCACTAGCACTAAAGCCAGCATTTCCAGCACCAGCAAGACCTGTTGTGTTAGAACCTGTACTGTTAGTGGGGACTGCTTCGTTGAGCATACCACTTTCTGTGAAAGAGGATGACTCTCTTAAAAATCTTTCTTGGTTTTCGAGCAGGACTGCTGTGACCGCCTTACGATGAGGATCTGAGATCTTATCAACGCCTTCTGCTTCTAGAAGGGGCTTCCACTTTTCCTGCAAGTGTTCTGATTGGAACATTTGCTTTTTACCTATAAAGTTAAAGTTTGTTTAATATTTAAATCAATTTTGCTTAAATGCTGAAAGTGTCTTAAGGTAACCAGCCATTGTACCTGTAGCGAGTACGGGTGCAGCGTCTTCTCCTTCTGTCAACGTTTCAGTTTTAGCAGCTGAAGTTTTACCAGGGAAATAAGATTCCTTGAGTGTCTCCAACTTGTTACGATACTCTGTCTCACTTTCAAACTCTACACTTTCAACAAGTGAAGCGAGCTTCTCCTTCTGGGTGGACGCTAATCCATCAGAAACAGATTCAAGGATACCATCAGCAACAGACTCAGAAAGTCTCCTGTTTAATCCGATATTCTTTTCTATTTGCTCATTGAGCTTGGTTTCCATATCATCTAATTTTTCTACCATGCTTTCTAGCACATCATATTTGTCGTCAGGGATAGTTACATAATTATCTTCAAAAAGACTTCTCATTCCTGAGAGGAATGATTCAGTCAGTTCAGTCTTGAGACCGTGCTCGATGGCAAGAATGTTTTCTTCCATCCACTCATCTGAGACATACTCAAGATAAGAGTCTACACGTTCTTGAAGTGCTTCTTTTTCTTCAGCAACTTCTTCAGCAAGTTTTGCTTCATGCTCCTCTTCAATAGTAGCACGAATTTCAGCAACCTTTGAATTTATGGCAGCTTCAAAGATTGTCTTTGCTTTTGCCTTAAATTCTTCAGAAAGTTCCTCACCGCCTAGTAGAGCATTAACATCATCTTCCATGTCATACTCTTCTACTTCGGTATCTTCTTTCTTCATTTTTTTCTTTTGGTTAGGAGCACCTGCTAGATCATCATCCTTCTTCATATCCATCTCTTCTTTTTCAGGAGATTCTGCATACTTCTCAGCAACAACGTCGCCTTCAGTCTCCACTTCTTCAGCTTTGACTGCGTTTCTATTAACCACGTCCTTTACCTGCTTGAGAGTACCAGCAGGAGTCTTCAACTTAGCTGAGTCGTTAGTAGGACTATAGTTCTCAGGTGTTGGTCCACCGAGATCCTCTACATTTGTAGATAGACCTTCTCCTGGATTCTGTAACTTGCCCATTGGTTCTGCTGGTTTAGCGTTAGCATTAACCGCAGTCTTGGATTGGGTTACAGCCTCTTCCATGCTTTGTAATTTTGTGCCACGAGACATTTTGGTAACTCTCCGAATTCCTGTAATTAAAACCTATATTTATTTAGAAGTTTTATATGTTTGATAAGAAATCATTAAATAGATCGAGTTTTTTCTCGTCTAATGCTTTCTGATCAACTAGTGTATTGATGGTTTTATAGGTCTTATGTGCGAACTTCTCACGCAAAATACCTCCATCCCATACCCAGTCCTTACCTTCCATAATTCCCTCAACAAAAGCATCGGGAGCAGAAGGATCAGCAACGATATCAGCAGCAGTTGCTAACATAAAGTCGTCACTAACTACGTTTACACCTTCACGGGTTGGTTTCAATGAACCAATACCACGAGATGAAACACCAAGTTTGACACCTTCATCAATAAGTGAAGATGCAATCTTACCCATTGGTGTGCCAAGAATCTTAGCCTTACCAATGAAATTAGAACCACTTTCTTTAAGTGATACTATCTTATGAGAAACTCTGTCGAGATTCACAGT